AAGATACTGAAGTTAAAGTTCAAGAGGTTCGAGATTATAACACTGGTATTAATTGGGCAATAAGAATAGGTGCTTTTATATTAACGATTACAGGTATAACTTTTATTAAGGATTACTTATGGCACAAATAAGCGAAGAAGGATTAAAGCTATTAGTTGAGTTTGAAGGCTTAAAGTTAGACAGTTACCAGTGCAGTGCAGCAGTTTGGACGATTGGAATTGGAAGCACTAAATACGCTAACGGAGAACCTGTAAAGAAAGGTGATAAGATAACGCAAGAGGAGGCTTATAAGCTATTTATGGATACTTCTGACACTTACGCTAATTGTATAAAGAGATATGTCATTAGACCGCTTAAACAGAACGAATTTGATGCTTTATTCTGCCTTTGTTACAACATAGGATGTGGAGCGTTTGCAAAGTCTTCTTTGGTTAAGTTTATTAATGGCGGACAAACTATTGAGAAAATTAAGGTAGGCTTTATGATGTGGATTAAAGCAGGTGGTGTAGTGAGTAAAGGATTAATGAGAAGAAGATTAAGGGAGTTCAATTTATATGCGAAAATTAAATAACATACTATCAACTATATTTGGTGCTATTGTCGCTATTGCAAATGCTTGGGTAACGATTGACTGGGATAACTTTGTGTGGTGTTTTAACACAGGCTTTAAATTATTTTTATCAGCTTTAATTGCTATTGGAGGTTATATGACTACTATAAATCATAAGTCTTTGAATAATAGATAAATAATAACTACTTTCGAGAAAAAAACTTTATGTACAGACCAAGACTATCAGAAACTGAGTATAACCAATACCAGTTAAAAAAGCTAACGGATAAAAGAACCTATAAACTATTTGTATTTTCTGACCCTCACGGTTGGTTAGCTGACCTTAAATGTTTACGAGTTATTAATAATGTTCTTCAACATAATAAGTTTGATGAAGTTTGTATAAACGGAGATATAGTAGACTTACCTTTTGTTTCTAAACATACTAATAAACTTTATTTAGATGGTATCTTAAATGGTTATAGTGAAGTAGAGGAGTTTAAATATACCGAAGAGCAAATTCTAAAGCCTTTAAGATTAAGTACAGATGCAAAGATTACCATAAGAACTGGCAATCACGATGAGCGAGTTACAAAGCCTTTTTTATTATCTAAAGGACAATTAGCAAGATTAGCTATTCTTTATAAACACTTTGAAAGTACAAAGTTTGAAGAGATGCTGCACCTTGCGGAAAATGATATGATTTATGATGGTACTGATGTATTTAATTATTTCGATATTTTTGATATTACTCACGGTCTATCTTTAACAAAGAATGCAAGTGAGAAAAACATTATTGAGTATTGGGGTTCAGGTTGCACAGGTCATTCACACAGATTAGGAATGCGATACATTCGTAATAGGCATAATATAAATGCTTGGTTTGAAGTAGGATGTACAAGGTTAATGGAAGCAGTCGAATATCTTCCAACAGGTAAAATAGCGGATTGGTGTCAAGGCTTCCTTGAAGTAACATTTAAGATAGATGGCGATAAGGTTTTGTTCTTTGCGCAACCTCACGCTATAATAGATTACAAATGTGTTTATAACGGTGTTTTATATGGAGAATAAAGAAGAAGAAGTTTTTGATATGACTGATGGCGAGATTTTAGAAGAACTAAAATTCTTTGTCTATTTTCTTTTTGAATTAGAAGAGAAATCACTACTTTTATTCCCAAGTTACAAGACCTTAACACAGGCAAGGTTAATTAAAATGATTGACACCAGGTTAGATTTTTTAGATTATGAACAAGACGAAGAGTGAGTTATTAGTAGAAAGATTAAAAGAATTATACAAAGAAATAGAAATTATTAGAAGAGAATTAATAAACGAAACCAATAAAGAAAAAATAAAAGAAAAACAAAATGAAAACTATCGAAGAAATTAACCACCTTGAGAATTGCGAATGTACAGAAGTATGTACTAATTGCAGCGTAAAACACCAGTTTAAACCAATCGAATTAACTGGGAATCAAATTGCTGATATTATCACAAAACCTAAATACTACAAAGTAGAAATTAAAGGTGTGCCTGTGGATGTGATTGATATAGCTAACGCCTATAATTTATCCTTTATGAAGGGTAACGCTATTAAGTATATTTTAAGAGCAGGTAAAAAGGATTTATTGGTTCAGGACTTAAAGAAAGCTATCGAATGCCTACAAAGAGATATTGATTATGAAAGCGGTAAGTAGGAATATTACTTTATTTTGGTTAAATTTGCGAAAGGAACTTAATGTTAGTTTAGATTATGGCAAAGAAATCAAAAGAAATAAGCGAAGACTTAAATATAGAAGTAATACAAGAAATAGAGCAGGTAAACCCTTTGACTATTTCCGAGTGCTGTAAAGCTGAATACATATCTTCAGGTACTAAAGTATATTGCTCAAAGTGCAAGGCAGATTGCCGTTTAGAAAGACAAAAGAAACTTATAAAACTATGGAGTCCAAAAGCGTAATAATCCTATTGGTAGTAATTTTACTATCTTCTTCTTGCAAGTCTAAAAAGCTGGTAGAAACTACAAAAGTGGATTCCGTTATAACTGTGGTTCAAAAGGTAGAATTAGCTACCGATTCCAGCGATATTGAAACAACCGAAGAAATAGCTTATATTTTTGATACATTGGTAAACCATCAGGTTACACCATTAGAAGCTATTAGAGGCGACTACAAGCACAAACTCAAGGCAATCCATATAAAGAGGCACATCAAGGAAAGAAAGCGCTTACAGAGCCTTAAAATCGATAAGAAAGAAAACAAGGCTATAAAGGTGGATAAAACCACTATTCAAGAAGAGAAGCCAAAAGGAAATAACACTTTACTCTATTTATTGGGTATCGGAGTGGTTGTTTACCTTATCCTAAAAAAACTTTAAAATTATTCTCTTTGATTATCAGCGAGTTATGATTTATTTATAGCTTTTTGTAAAAAATGTTTTGGATATTAAATCTTAATTAAGATATTTGAATACCGAAACAAACCAAACGGTCTAAAATTATGAAAAATTCTAACTTTCATCACTTACTTACAAAAGCATTATTAATTATTGAGGAGTTTGAAGTATACGAAACATTAACTGAAATAACTGTTGCTTTATGCAATAAAACTATTACTCAAGATGAGGGTGTAACTATACTAAAAATAGTAATGGAAAAACACGCTCCAATAGATTCATTTAGATAATTAACAAACCAAAAGGGGTGCAGCATCCTACACTGCATATAAACTATGTTAAATTTCCAACAAGAACCATCATTTGAGCAAGGCTTAAAAGATGCAATCAACAAGCTAACTAATCAGTTACCTGGTGTACAGAAAGACCCTTACAAGTCAAGACAAGTACACGCACGAATCCAAGTATTTAAAAGAGCCTTACAATTATTAGATGATTTACCAAAAACAACAAGCACTACAAATTAAGTCGCTGGGCATAGGGGAGACTATGCAAGTAGACAAACGAGAAGGCAACCGAATCCGAGCCTTACTATCGTATTACAAAAGTTACAACGGGAAACTATACTCCTGCAAAGAATTAACCAAAAATTGTTTAACTATAACTCGCAAAAAATGAAGAAGCTAAAAAATCCAATTATCCAGGACATTAATGTAGTTGAAATAGACTATCAAAACACCTATTACACAGAATACACAGATGGTTTTATTATTTACCACCATAGGTTTAAACAAGCAGACCTACGCTTTTGGGTATTAGAAAACTACGACATATCAAGAGGTCAAGTTAAAATAGAATTAGACCCTACAAGTATGGAGCAGGCAGAGAATCCTATTTACTTTACACAGGATGTAGAAGAGTTTATTAATGAGAATTACGAGGAATTAATTTTAGCAATCTTAAAACAACCAGTATTGGCTTGTCAATCTTCTTTAGGTAGTGCTATTTATAACATTTGTAGACCACGATAATATGAAAGACTTAAATGAGATTATCCAACTTCAAAAGGAAGTTATAGAAAGTTGCGAAAACATAATTGCCTTACAAAAAGATAAGGAAAAAATTATGCAAGATATGATAGATAGTTTAACTGAACAATTAAATTCTCTAATTGATTTATGTAAAGAGGTAGTAAAATGAGCATTATAACTGTACACAAATTTATTAATAATCCACCGAAGGAGAGTAAGTTGGATAAGTTAAAAAGGCTTTATAGGCAAACATTAGAAGATGGTAACTACTGCAAATCAGTCCAGGCAATGTATCTTATAAATAAAGTCAAAGAAGCTGAAATACAAAGAGTTACAAACGATTACGAGCATCACATTTCGAAGCAAATAATTAAAAATAATTACTTAAATTTAATAAAATAAATTGTATCTTTAAAAACCAAAACTTAAAACTATGTCATTATTAAAAATTCAATCGGAGCTAAAAGCACCTAAAAATCAATTTAATTCCTTCGGGAAGTACAAGTATCGCTCAACAGAGGATATCTTGGAAGCGTTAAAACCTTTATTACTTAAGTACGAATGTACTATGGTTATATCGGATAACATCAAAGAAAAAGCAAATATTATTTATTGTGAAAGTGCAGTCTTATTGATTGACAAACAAGGTCAACGATACGAATCTTGTGCTTCTGCTGGAATAGACCCAAACCGCAAAGGTATGGATATTGCGCAGTCGTTCGGTAGTTCAAGTTCATATGCACGAAAGTATGCTTTATCAGCTTTATTTCTTTTGGATGATACCAAAGATGCAGATGCAACTAATATGCACGATGCGGTTAAAATGGTCGAAGAAAAATTAAAACCAATATTAAAAGTTGGTACTGAATTGTTTGACAAGTGTAGAGCAGGCTTTTTAAAGGATGCAAAGAATTTAACGGCAATTCAAGAACGCTATTCTATGGATGCAGAGACTTTAAGACTTTTAACAAATAAGCCAAATGAAATACTTTAAAGCAAGACCTTCATCGTTAGGGAAACTAATGAGTAAGTCAAAGAAGCCAGGCGAATTGTCGCAAACTTGCATAACTTATCTTAAAGAGTGGTATGCTGGGGATAAGGAAGAACTATCTTCTAAATATTTAACCAAAGGTATTTTATTAGAAAACGAAGCAATAGAGTTTGCATCTAAAGTTTTATACGGTGGTATTAAAGCCTATAAGAATGAAGATATTTACGCTAATGAATGGTTAGTAGGAACGCCTGATGTAATCCTTGAGAACTCTATTATTGACACCAAGTGTAGTTGGAATAGAAAGACTTTACTTGATTCAGCTTTAGAACTTAATACTGATTACGAATGGCAATTGAGGGGATATATGTTTTTGTGCAATAAAGAGTTTGCTACACTATTCTATTATCTTGGCGATACTCCTGCTGCTGCTAATTACGGTGTCAAAGTAAGCTATTCACATTTAGAAGACTTTGAACGCTGGGTAAGCTACGAGTTTAAACGAGATTTAGACAAAGAGCAAGAGATTATAGACAAGGTAGAACAATGCCGACAATGGCTTAAGAATTACGATGCCGAGATACAGGCAAAATTAGGAACAAGAATTATAACCCTTTAAAAAAAATAAAATGGCAACAATTATCAACGCATCTATTGATGTAACAAAAATCGACAGAACAAAATTAATCAAAGAGAAGTATTTAAACCTATCTATTATTGTAGATGACAAGAACGATAAGTTTGGTAACAATGTTTCAATTACTTTAAGCCAGTCTAAAGAAGAAAGAGATGCTAAAGCACCTAAAACTTATATGGGTAATGGTAAGGTAGTTTGGGGATTGGGTAAGTTAGAAGAAACACCTAAAGAAACAGATTCTTTACCCTTTTAATTAAAGAAATTGGTGCTGCTGCAAGCGTTCTTTTTGCACCAAAGATAAGAGGTGTCTGCGAACAATATTAGGGGAAAGTTTTACAATTTTAGCAGAGATTAACACCCAAGTGCTAACCCGTAGCGTTAGTATTTTAAAATTATACGATATGGATTTTTTAGAGGAATATAGAACTGGGAATGTAACGATTGAGGATTTAAGCCAAAAGTATAACATATCCCAAAAGCGAATAAGAGAAGTCCTAAGAGCCAAAGGAATAAGAACAAAGCACCTTAGAACCAAGAAAGTAACATTACAAACTAATGCTATTTTTAATGACTTTTTAAAGTTGTATTTAGTTGAAGGTAAGGCTATAAAGCATTATGCAGAGAAGTTTAATGTACCTTTATCTTCTTTAAATAAAAAGCTGGATAAATACTTTAAATTGCGAAAGAAATAGTATATTTGCAATGTATTAAGATACCTAATAGGAAGTAGAGAGCCTGTTAGATATTACCTAAATGGTTATATTATAACCTGAAACCTATCGAAACTCTCTACCGATGGGTTTCTTTTTTTTACTCGAATGAATACATTTTATTTTTCACACGATTATACCGCCAGGAGCGATATAAAAATCAAAAAGCTAATAGCTACTCAAGGTATGCTTGGCTATGGTATCTACTGGTCTTTAGTAGAAGATTTATACCACAACAATAACAAATTAGAAGACAACCCAGCTTTACTTGCTTACGATTATAGATGCACAACTGAATTGATTAAATCGGTCATTAATGATTTTGATTTATTTATAGTAAAGGATGGGTATGTTAGTAGCAATAGTATACAAAAAAGGTTAGATGAAAGGAATGATAAAGTAACTAAAGCTAAACAGTCTGCAAGTAAAAGATGGGAAAACAAGGCTAAAAATGCGGATAATATAGAAACGCAATGCGACCCTGATGCGAACGCAATGCGAACGCAATGCGATGGCAATGCTATAAAGGAAAGTAAAGTAAAGGAAATTAAAGTAAATAAAAGGAAAGTAAAAGAAGAAGTAGTTTTTATTCCTCCTATTTTAAATGATGTTTTAGTTTACTTTGATGAAAATGGATATTCTAAAGAAGCAGCAACCAAAGCCTTTAATTATTACACTAATTTAGGCTGGAAGAACAGTAAAGGCAACCAGGTAATAAATTGGAAAAATACTATGCAGAATTGGTTTACTCCTGAAAATGAAAAGAAAAAATACCATCTTTACCCTAAATTAATGAACTAATGGACTTTATACGCAAATATTCGGATATATCCGATTCTTTAAATACTCTTTACGAAAAAGGTTTAGCCAAAGGTGCTACCGTAGGATTCTCACAAATGGACAACCTAATATCTTTTAAAAAAGGTGCAACTTCTTACATCTACGGAACACCTGGAAGTGGTAAGTCTGAATTTTGGTGGGAATGCCTAATAGCTTTAACAAAAAAACATAAATGGAAGCATTTAATATTTAGTCCCGAAACAGGAACACCAACTGAAATCTTTGCAGAAATATTACACAAATGGTCAGGTAAATCTTTTTATGATTTGGATGGTAATAGAGTAGGCAAAATGACACAGGCTGAAATGTTTAGATATGGTCAAGAAGTAAGCGAGTATTTTTATGTAATGGACACAGGCGAAAGAGATATAACTTTACCTGACTTTTACGCTTCGGTAGAAAATTTTGATGTACAATTTGATACGGTTACTACTGACCCTTTTAACGAGGTTAAGCACGAACTAAACGGCGAAGCAAGAGATATGTATATGGCTCGGGTATTAGGTAAGATTAGGATGTACTCAAGAAAGTATAATTATCATCACGCTATTATTATGCACAACGCAAGGGAGACTGGAAGCAAAAGGGAACAAGATGGTATAAGCTATTATCCACCTGCTGACCCAAGATATATTGATGGCGGAGAAACTGCATTTAGAAAAGGCGAACAAATGATTTGCGTATGGAGATACCCAAAAGGCTTTAAAGATGAATTTGGTAATATGTACGAACCTAACCAGGTTAAAATAATAGTACAAAAGACAAAGCCTAAAGGAATAGGAAATTTAGGCGAATTTGACTTATTCTTTGATAAATTTAAAAACTGCTATTACGAAGAAATAAACGGAAGTAAGAGTTATGCTGGAAATTATGTTACATTTGAATTACCAATTATTTTACCATTTTAAAAACTAAAACTATGAATGTATTATCACTATTTGACGGAATGTCTTGTGGACAACAAGCATTAGAAAGAGCAGGAATTAAAGTAGAAAATTATTTTGCTTCTGAAATTGACAAATATGCTATAACAGTAGCTATGGCTAATTACCCTAATACTAAACAATTAGGAAGTGTTGTAGATTTAAATGGCTTTGATTTGCCTAAAATTGATTTATTGATTGGGGGAAGCCCTTGCCAATCTTTTAGTTTTGCTGGTAAGCGCAAAGGAATGGCTACAAAAGATGAGCAAGAAATCGTTACTTTAGAACACTATTTACAATTAAAAGCAGAAGGTTTTGAGTTTGAAGGACAATCTTATTTATTTTGGGAGTTTATGCGATTACTTAACGAAACAAAACCAAAGTATTTTTTATTAGAGAATGTTAAGATGTCAAAGAAATGGAAAGACATTTTAAGTAAAGCTATTGAAGTAGAACCTATTTTGATTAATAGTAATTTTGTAAGTGCGCAGAATCGCCAAAGATTATACTGGACTAATATTCCTAATATTGAGCAACCAGAAGATAAAGGTATTTTACTTAAAGATATTATTGAACAAGAAGTAGATAATAAATATTTTTTAAGTGAAAAAAGTATGGCTTGGCTAAATAATAGAATTGAAGAAAAGCATAAATTTATTCCAAGAATACCAAATTCAATAGAAAAAAGTAATTGTCTTAAAGTAGGAGGCAAGGGAGTAGATGATTTAATTGTAGCAGGTACTTTTAGATATGATAAAGGACACGAGTGGAGAGATGATGATAAAACAGGTACTTTAACAACTTTAGGTAATAGAACTTATAGTGGGTCTATACATATAAAAGAAAACATACAAAATTCAAGAATAAGAAGATTAACTCCATTAGAATGCGAAAGGCTTCAGACAGTTAGAGATAATTATACCGAGGGAGTATCGGATTCACAAAGGTATAAAATGCTTGGTAATGGTTGGACAGTTGATGTTATTGCTCACATTTTTAAATATATTATATGACACTACAAGAATTTGCTAAACATTCGGAAGCTAGGCTTTTTAGTTTAGAATTATTTGAGCAATTACCAATTCATAAGCTATCTTCGCAGTATTATGTGGATGCTTTGAGAGAGATAATTAATTTAATTAACCCAATGCAGGACAAAAAGTTTATTTTAAGCAATGAGAAAGTTACCAGAGTTAAATAGTGCTTTAAAAGCCGTTTTAGAGGCTGACCTTGATAAAAGGATTCCAAAAACTGATTTTAGGCAATCAACCTTGTACAAGATAGCAGATTTACTCTGTGTGATGCAAATAAAGCTATTAGAGGCAAATAAAACTAAATTAGGTACAAAGACATACCAAGATAATTTAACTGCTTTAGAAACGCTTAATTTAGCTTTTGTGATGATGACTGATTTAGAAGGGGAAAATTCTTTATTACGAAGTGAATTATTAACTTTGAGGCACGAAGCAGAAATAATTATAGCAGAATTGACTGAAAGAGTTAAAACGCTTGAGATGATAGATGACTTGTAAAAGATGTATAGGTGCAATTGATAAGATTTAACACCTGCAAATATTACAAAGTGTGTAATGTCCTGTTTTTTAACGAATTAACTGGACAAAGTGAATGAAACTTTACTAAAAATTTATGCAAACATTTAACAAGCACCAAAAAAACATTTAACAAACCAAAACCTTTCGGTCTTAAGGTAAACCGAATTAAATTATGAATACAACTGAAACATTAACAACTAATTGCTTACCCAAGTTTAAAGAAACTAAACAAATAAAAGGATGGTATTGTTTATCAAGTAAGACAAAAAATAATTGTACTGCTTTTGCGACTTATAATAAGCCGAATTTTATTAAGAGATTTTTAATGAAAACATTATTAGATTTTTATTGGGTAAAAGAATAACTTAAACGACAAACAAAAGGGAAATGAAAACATTTAACACTAAAAGTAAAACAAGTCTAATGACAAGTCCATTATTAATATCAGAACAAAATGTTGTTTTTTTAAAAAATAATGGGACAAAAGAGCTTTTAAAACTTTGTGAAAACGGAGACATTTTTGTAAATGGCAAACTTGTAGAAAATGACAAAGAAGTTGTTGATGGTTTGCGAGAATTTTTAAAAGGGCAACAAACATTTAACAAAATGGAAAAACAAACGGCATTAGACTTTTTATTAACAGAATTAGATATAGATAAATTAATAAGTAGGGAAAATTTAACAATTGCAGCAGAGGTTGTAAGACAAGCCAAAGAAATGGAGAAGGAGCAAATGAAAGATGCTTGGGATGATGGTTTATTTGGTAAAACAGATAATTTTAAACAATACTACAAAGAAATATTTGGAAAATAAACTTTTAAACAACAAACAAAATGGAAAAAGAATTTATGCCATACCAAGAAGCATTAGCTTTAAAAGAATTAGGATTTGATGAACCTTGTTTTGGTAGATATTGTATTGTTACCGAATGGGAAGAGCCA